GCCCTGCTGTACGACCAGGCGGCCGAGCTGATCGCCAAGTACGTCGCCACGCCCGCCGGGAGCCCGGCGGCGGCGATCCCGCCCGCCACCCTCACGCGCTGCACCCTCGACGTCGCCGACCGGCTGCACGCGCTGGAGGTCTCACCGAACGGCCAGATGATGTACGCCACCCTCGACACCCCGACGCCCTCGATCTCGCGTGACCCGCTCGTGGCCGTGTACCCGATCCTCGACCGCCACCTGCCGCCGGGGCTGTCGTGAGCACCGGGCCGCTGACGGCGACCGTCGCCGGACTCGCCGCCGCGCTCGCGCCGGTCGGCAAGGTGCACGCCGCGCTGCCCGAGCGGTTCACCCCGCCGTGTGTGCTGCTCAAGCCCGCCGACCCCATGGTCACCACCGAGGGTCACCCGGCGGGCATCGGCGACCTGCACTACGACGTCGTCCTGATGCCGCGCCGGGGCACCAACCCCACCTGGGAGGCCGCGGCGTTCGCCATGGCAGAGGAAGCGCTGGCCGCGCTCCGCGCGCACCCGCACGCCGTTGCCGAGTCCGTGAGCGCGCCCTACGACCTCCAGGTCGGGCAGAACGTCCACCTCGCCATCCGCATCAACGTCAAGACCCCCACCCGCCTCACCACCGACTGAGGAGCCCCGACATGTCCGCCAGCACGATCGACGTCAACCCCCTCGTCCTTAAGGACGTCCTGCTCCAGTTCGGCGAGCCGGACAGCGCGCTCGACTTCAAGAAGCACGTCGACCAGGTCTCGTTCAACCCGACCTCCAACCAGGTCACGTGGACGGGCCTGGGCAGCAACACCCACTCCGACGTCACGACGGCCACCTGGGTCGTCGCGCTCAACTACGTCCAGGACTGGGAGACGCCCAACTCGCTGTCGCGCTACCTCTACGAGAACGAGGGCCAGGAGGTCCCCGTGGTGTTCAAGCCGCGGTCCGGCACCGGGCCGTCGTTCAAGGGCACCGTCGTCGTCACTCCGGGCGCGATCGGCGGCAACGTCAACGCGTTCGCCACGACCTCCGTCACGCTCGGCCTCAAGGCCAAGCCCGAGCTGGTCGCGGCCTGACCCGTGGAGATCGCCCCGACGCCCGCTGCGCGTGCAGAGGTGCGCGCCGCGCAGCGGGCGTTCCGGGCCCTTCCGAAGGACCTTAAGAACGAGCTGCGCAAGGCGCAGCGCACCAACCTTGCCCCGATCTGGCGTCAGGAGATGGCCGCTGCCGTCCCTCGTGCAGCCGCCCGCGCCGGGATGGCCCGGGAGGTGTTCTCCGCCGGAACCCGCGTCAAGGCTGGGTTGCCGCTCTACCTCGTGGCCGGTGGCTCCAACCGCCGCATGACCGGGGGAGCGACGCCGTCCGACCTGGCGCGCCCCTACGAGTTCGGCACGCGCCGCCGGGAGAACCTGACCCGCTACCCCCGGACCTCACCGCAGGGCCGTCAGCACACGGTCACCCGCCACACCTCGCGTCAGCTCCCGCTGGTGCGTCGCAGCGGGTACGTCGTGTACCCGGCCGTCTCGCAGACCATCCCCCGACTGATCGGGCAGTGGGTCCTCGCCCTGTCCGACCGAATCCGTGACGCCGCAGGAGGCCGATGATGGGACGCCCCATCGAGATCGAGATCGACGCCAAGACCACCGGCGCCGAGCGCGGCGTCGACCAGGTCGGCGACAGCCTGGAGAACCTGGGTGACCGGCTGGACGACGTCAGCGACGACGCCAAGAAGCTCGACCGCGACCTCACCAAGGCGCTGGACGACGCAGCGGACACCGCCAAGCGGTCCAGCCGCACGATCGGCGACTCCCTCGGTGACAACGTCAAGCGCGGAGCACGCGACGCAGACGAGGGCCTGGACACGCTCAACGAGAACGCGGCGAGCAACGCCAAGGAGATCGGCGCGTCGTTCGACGGCACGTTCGAGGGTCTCGCCGACGGCATCCAGGGATTCATCGCTGAGGCGACCGAGGGGTTCGGCGCTGTCGGGCTCGCAGCCGGCGTCGGCGTGGCCGCGGCCATCGGTATCGGGATGAGCGCGCTGACCGAAGCCGCGGAGAAGGCCAACGCGCTGACCGAGGAAGCCGTCGAGCTGGGCGACGCTCTTGCGACTGCCGGGTCCACCGAGGCCGCCATCACCGTGCTGCGCGATCGGTTCAACGAGGTCGCCAACGAGATCGGCGACGCCCGCTCAGCCTGGGAACTGTGGCAGCCGCGCGCAGTCACCAAGGCCGAGCAGTTCGCCGACGCCATCCGGCTCGGCGCACTCTCCGCAGGTGACCTGGAGGCCGCGTTCAACAACCCTGACCCGGTCCAGCGGCTCGCGGACCTGCGCGACGTCGCGGGTCAGCTGCAAGACGCGATCGACCAGGCGAACGAGTCGAACGAGGAGTACGGCCGGTCACTCAACACCCGGGTCGGCCCGGCTCAGCAGCGTGTCAACCGGGAGATGCTGACCAACGTCGAGGTCAGCAAGGCGGCCAAGGCCGTGCTGGACGACGAGATCGCCACCCAGGAAGCGTCAAACGCGATCATCGAAGCGAAGGCCACCGCGCTCGGCCTGACCGTCGAGGCGTACCGCGAGCACGTCGCCGAGACAGAACGTGCGACTCAGGCCCAGGAGTCCTACGCCAGCGCCCTGGAGGCGACGGCCGACCCCGTCTCGACCTACGAAGGCATCCTCAACCGCAAGGAGGAAGCGGACCGAGCCGCAGCGCAGGCGACCGCCGACGCGACCGAGGACGCGTCGGACTCGTGGGAGGACTACACCACCAACGTCGCTGTCTCCGCCCAGGAACTCATCGACGAATGGAACCGCCAGGCCGCGGCGGCAGCGGCGTTCGAAACGAACCTCGCCACGATCGCGGCCGCAGGCGGGCAGGCCCTCGCCGATGAGCTGCGCGCGAAGGGCCCGGAGATCGCGAGCAGCGTCGCGGAGGTCATCGCCACAGCCGACCCGGCGACCCAGCAGGCCGCGATCGACGCGCACGCACGAGCCACGGGCGCCGCGATCAGCAACAGCATGGCCTCCGGCGTGACCGCCCAGGGCGGTGCCGTCGGCGGCGCCGTGTCTGGCGTCGTCGGCGGCATCAAGCCCCCGCCCATCCCGATGTCGTTCGCCATCGACCGCAACAAGGTCGCGCAGGACGTCACCGACACCCTGCGCTCGATCCGCCCAGTACTTGACGTCGCGGCCCAGGTGTCCGCCGCATTCCGGAGGCCGTGACCCGTGCCCGCGACCCTGACCGCCACCTCGCTGCCCGACAGTGCAGCCGTCCGGCTGCACTTGTCCGCGTCCGTCGCGGACTACCCAACCCTGATCTCTGAGACGCTCACCGGCCTGTCGGTCGCCGCGGTGAACGCGACGGCGTCCAGGTGGACCACGTACGGACCGTGGACCTGGAGTGTCGCCAGCGACACCAACGGGGGCTCCTTGCGGTTCAGCCCGCAGACCTACACCGGGACGGGCCTGCCCCCGGCCGAGTCGTACGGCGTGCGCCGCACACTCACCGGTCTCACGGTCGGTCGCCGCTACCTCGTGTATCTCGGCCTGCGCTCGAACACGGGCTCGAACGACGTCATCAAGGTCACCGTGGGCGGCGCCACTGCCCTGATCCGCAACCCGGGCCTCGGCCCGGATGGCGAGTGGGCGGTGGGCGAGTCGTCGTCGGGGCTGATGCCGGAGACGCCGTTTGTGCTCGACTTCGTCGCTGCCGCGCCCACGGCGGTCCTGCAGCTCACCAACCAGGGCGAGAACCAGTCGGTGCACTTCTCGTACCTGTGGATGCGCGTGGTGCCCGTCGTGGCGTCCACGCTGCTGGTGCAGAGCAACCTGACGGCGGACGACGCCGGGGTGGCGCTTTATGGCGCGGCCCCGGCCGGTCTGACGGCTACTCGCAGGTTTGAGACGGTCGGGAACGTAGCCGCGCTCTACTCCGCTCCGTCCGGCCCGGCGAACATCCCCACCACCGTGGGTCTGGCGAAGACCCTGACCGGTCTGACGGTGGGCGTCCGCTACCGCCTGACCTTGGCGGTCGACGCGGGAGGCTACGACGCTGACGGAGGCAGCGGCGGGACCGGCATCCAGTGGTCCGGGCCCTACCGGGTCTCCATCGACACCGGGGCCACCGCCACGCCCGACAGCGGCCCTGCCGTCTGGCAGGCGGTCGAGTTCGTCGCCACCGCCACCGCGCACGCATTCCGGGTGACGTTCAAGCAGCCGCAGACGCTCGCTTCCGGAGACAGCGCCCGTCTGCGCCTCGGGTACTACCGCCTCGACTCCGTCCCGTCCGCTGACGACGCCTACACCCTCACTGCGATCATCCGGTCCGACGTGAACGGGTCCCGAGCTGTGCGCCTGTACGCGGGCGCGGACCTCTCGAACGGCGAGCTGGTGACGACCGACCACGAGCCCGCGCTCATGGGCCTCGTGACCTACCAGGCGACCGTCCACAATCTCGTGACCGGGTCGACCGAGGCCGCGAACGCGTCGGCGACCCTCGACGGCGTCGAACGATCGCGCATCGCGCCAGCCTCGATGCCGCAGGCAGGCGCCTGGTACGACCTGGCCCCCGATCTGCGACTCGGCCGGGAGACGACGACCACCCTCGCCCAGGTCATCAACCGCGACGACCCGCTCGTCACGCTCGGCTCGCAGACCTCCCGGCGCGGCACCCTGCGCATCTTCGCCGACGACTACCAGATGGGCACCTCGCTGGAGCAGGTGTTCAACCGCGGCGACGTCGTCCTGCTGCGCCAGCCCGACCATCCGGGCCTGGACATGTACGTCGTCGGCACCCGCACGTCGCTCACGGTCCAGCCCGAGATCACCCGCCCTCGCCGGTGGGTCCTGGAGGTCGACTACACCGAGGTCGCCGCGCCAACGACGCCGCTGCTCGGCACGACGGGTTGGAACGTCGCCGCCTCGCTCGCCCGCAACGCCACGCTCGCCGCCTCGCGGGCCGAGTTCCCGACCCTGCTGGACCTGCTGATCGGGCCGGGGGCATGACCGCCCTGACCGCGCCGTTCGACGGCGCCTGGACGTCCCGGCTCGGCGGAGCCCTGGAGTGCACCAGCCGCGTGCAGGTCACCGGCCCCACGGCTCCGCTGACCCTGGACGTCACGGAGGGGACCGTCACGTACGACGAGGACTCCGCACCCGCCGTCACCGCGACGATGCGCGCCCGCATCCCCACCGACCCCGCCGTGCTGGACGCCATCGACCCGCGCCTGCGTCGTCGCCTGCTGGTGACGACCGGCTACCGCGTCCCTGGGGGCGCCGAGGAGCACCCGCTGTGCGAGCTGCTGCTGACCGCCCGAACCATCAACCGCCCGGACGCCGCGATGGTCCTCACCGCCGTCTCCGACGAGCGCGACGTCATGGACACCCGCCCCCTGACCGCCGCTGCGGCGACGTTCGGACCCAGCGACGACGCGTCCGCTGCGATCACACGCCTCATCAAGTGGGCGGTGCCCACCGCGACCGTGCACGCCCCCCGGCTGCTGGGCACGTTCATCGCCCCGGGCGACTCCCTGGTCATCGACCGCGAGGACGACATCTGGCCCGCCATCCAGGACATCGCGGACCGCACCGGCGCATGGGTGCACCACGACGGCCTGTCCCGGTACGTCGTGGAGCCCCAGCCGCTCACCGCTGGCCCCGCGGTCGCGGATCTCAAGGTCGGCCCCGGCGGAACGATCACCCGCTCGCAGGCGGACCTCAACCGGGACGAGTTCGCCAACACCGTCACCGTGCTCTACCGCTGGTACGACGGCGAGCAGCGCACCGCCTACGGGTGGGCCGAGATCAGCAGCGGCCCGTACGCCGTCGCCCAGGTCGGCCGGAAGGTCAAGCCCGTGACGATCGAGCGCAAGGGCTCCAACGACCAGGCACGTGCGTCCGCCCAGCACATCGTGCAGCGCGCCGTCACCCGCGGCCGCTCGCTGTCGATCGAGCTCGAGCACGCCCCGTACTGGGTCCGGCCCGGGCACACCGTCACCGTGCAGCTCCCGACCGGCGCCCAGCAGCGCCACATCGTGCGCCGCATCGACTTCGACATCCCGTCCGGACGCGCGCACATCCGCACCCGCCAGCCCGAAGACGTCACCGTCACGACAGGAGAGTGACCCATGCCCGGCACCACCCCCCGCGGCTACACCTACGCCACCGCCGACGACCCCAACGACCTCGCCCTGATCTCCCAGCGCCTCGCCGAGCAGATCGACAACGACGTCCAGGACGTCGAGGACGCCACCCGCCCCGCGATCTACGCCACCGGCAAGACCAGCACGACCGGCTACACCGCCGGAACGTGGGCGAACCCGCTCAACCTGGAGCTGCCCGCCGACTCCCCGCCCGGCACCTACGCCCTTGACCTCAACGTCGGGTACGCGGGCAACGGGCAGACCGGCCTCATCAACATCGAGGTCCACGACGGGAACGCGCAGGCGAACCCCGTGCTGCCGTTCGCTGCGCTGGCGCTGAACGCCCAGACCAGCATCACGCAGTCGGCCGGGATCGCTACGAGCTTCGTCCACCCCGGCGGGCAGCGAGTGCTCTCCGTGTGGGTGCGCGGCGCTGGCGCGATCGCCATCGGCTCGTCCAGCGTCCGTGCGTCGAGGGCGTGAGACATGCCCGAGTACTTCGAGGACGGCAGCCGCTCGTGCCTGCGCTGCGGCACCCTCGTCCCCGACCCGAGCAGGCAGACGCACGTCGACTTCCACGAGCGCGTGGACCCAGCGCCCGAGCCCGAGCCGACCCCGGAGCCGGAGCCTGCGGGGGAGGAACCGTGACCACGCTCGTTCGGGTGGGTGCCGCGACGCTCGCCGCCGCAGCAGCCGCCGCCTACGGCCGCGCGCTGACGGCCGGGGCGCCCGACTCCGTGACCAGCTCGTACCGAGACCCGGCCGACCAGATGGACCTCTACAACGGCTGGATCCGACGACTGCCGGGCTACAACTTCGCGCTGCACCCGTCGAAGTCGGAGCACTGCAAGGGCCTCGCGATCGACCTCCGTGGGGTCAAGGCCAAGACCTGGTTCCGCGTCTACGGCCGCGCCTACGGCTGGTTGTTCACGGACGCCTCCGAGGACTGGCACATCGCCTACCGCCCCCAGTACGACCAGCACATCAATGACCGCCCTGCTGCGCGCCCCGCGCCACCACCCGACACCCAGGAGGAACCCGTGCTCATCGTCGGCAACACCACCAAGCCCGGCACCGTCGCCCTGGTGCTCAACGACGGCACCTGGGCGCTGCTCCAGGCCGCCACCGACGCCCAGGCGCTGAAGTCGGCGGGCATCCCCGTCGCCGACGTCAGCGGAACCACCTGGGACCGCATCTGCCCGCCGACGCGCCGTCGCGCGATCTGAGAGGAACCACCATGAAGATGCCCAGCGCCAGGGCGCGTAAGTACGTCTACCGGGTCACCACCGCAGGCCTCATCGTTGCCGGTGCGTACGGCCTGATCTCGGACCAGGAGGTCGCCGTTTGGACGGCCTTCCTCACCGTCGCGCTGGTGACCGGCCTCGCCGACGCAAACACCGGCGAGACCGGCCGGCACTCCGCCGATGGGTGACGCCCCGGTGACCCTGGACGTCCTCGGCGAGCGTCTGGACAACGCACTCTCGCTGTTGGCCGAGGTCCGGGAGTCACTGAACGACCCGGCGAACGGGCTCGCGTCGACACGCGCGACGCTGGAGAACCACGACGCCCGGATCGGCGTACTCGAACAGTGGCACACCTGGCTGCTACGAACGGTGTTCGGTGCGATCGTGCTGGCCGGGCTCGGCGTGATCTTCGCCGTTAGCCAGGGGACGAGCTAGCGGCGCTCGTCGGTGATGCGACCCGACTAGTCCAGGGCGGTGCTCGGGTCGAGCGCCGGGTCGGTGACCGATGCTCGATCTTGGTACATCACCAGGTAGTCGCTGTACGCCGAGGGGTTGTTCGCGCGCAGCCACGTGCAGTGCTCCCGTGCTGCGTCCTCCGTGTCGTACAGCCGATAACCCCACTCAAACGTCACGCATTGCCACATCGCGCGAGCATCATCGTCGGCGCTCAGGGTGGCGGTGCGTGACGGGGTGGGCTCGGGCGCGGGTGAGCTGCACCCCGCCAGCAAGGCGATGAGCAGCAGCCCGCGCCCGGCGATGCTCCAGCGGCGACCCATGCCGCTCAGGATGCCCTACGCGGCGGCGGCGAGCACCAGCCTCCGTTTTGCGTCATCCGGAAGGCGCACATACGTCCGCGTGGTGACCGGGGATGCGTGCCCGAGCAGCGCGCCGACCGTCAGAAGGTCCCGGTCGACCGCGTACCAGCGTGTCGCCGCCCGGTGGCGCAGGCTGTGCATCGTCCAGCCCTCCGGCAGGAGCCGTCCGACGAGCGTGCCCACCCACCGGGGGGAGAGGTGACCGCCGTCGTCGCCCGGGAACGCCCAGCCCGCGGGCAGCGCGCGCAGCTCGACAGCGATGCCGGGGGGCAGCGGCACCAGACGCTCGCGCTGGCCCTTGCCGTGAACGACGAGCGACCACCCCGTCAGGTCCTCGACCAGGTCGTGCGAGTGCACAGCCGCGACCTCGGCACGCCGCATCCCGCACTCGGCGGCCAGGCGCACCATCAGCCGCTCACGGGGAGTGGCGGCGGCGAGAGCCTGTCGGTAGGCGTCGTCCGGCGCGGGTCGGGGGTTGGGCGGGAGCGGCTTCACCGAGGGCAGGTCGATGGCGGGCGAGGCAGCGACTCGCCCGGTCTGGACCGCCCAGGCGTAGAACGAGCGCAGCGACGCTCGCACGCCGCGTCGTGTCTCGCGGGCCCAGTCGCGTGAGCCCATCCACGCCACCAGGTCGTCCAAGGTGAGGTCCCACGGGGAGCGGTCTGCGTGCGCGACGCCGCACCACCGCAGGTGCTCGACCCGGGTGCGGACGGTCGTCGGGGGTCGGCCAGCCGCGCGCATCGATGCGGTCCAGTCGGTCACTGCGGTGGCCCATGCGGGCGTCAACGTCGTCGTCATGTCCAGGATGTTCGGCAGCACCGCGGGCCGACGCGAGGGACGCGCCGCAACGTCAACCACGGCTTGACCTGCCCCAACGCTGCTGTGCGGCCTGCTTGGACACCCCGAGCGCCGCGCCAATCTGAGCCCACGAGGCACCGCCTGCGTGGACGGCCCGCGCGGCATTGTCGATCGCCTCGTCCACGGTGGCGCGCAGCGCGACGAGGTCGGCCAGGTCCTCAGGGTCGGCCTCGCTCATCCGCCTGGACGCGGCTCGCAGGATGCGCCGCGCGAACGACATGAACTCGGCGTGGTCGCCGCCGCTCATGCCGCCGCCACCTCGTCGTCGGCCTGCGCGAACAGGGGGACTACGGTCGCGGAGACTCCAGAACAGAAGGTTGGGGGTTCGAGTCCCTCCGGGCGCACACCGTGCGAACCCCCGCCAGGTCCATCCTGGTGGGGGTTCGTCGTTCCATCCCGCAGCCAGGCGTGCGGCACGCCCGTCCGCAGTGCCCACAGGCGCACCACGGCGCCGCTGGGGTCGACATGGCCGTTGATCCAGCGGCCCACCGTGTTCCGGCTGACCTCCAGGTAGTCGGCCATCTCCTGCACGCTCACGTCCGCCTCGCGCAGCGCCTTTCGCAGCCGGTCTGCGAGGTCGAACGACGGCACGCTTGGGAGCGCCGCCGGGTCCGTCTGAGTGGTCATGCACCGAGCATTGCACCACGGAGCCGTGTACGCAACGAGTAGTGCAAAACGACACACGCTTGCTTCACACCGTGCAATGCATCATCCTGTCGGCATGGAACAGACGGTTGAGTTGATCGGGGCCCCCGAGGCGGCCCGCCGTCTCGGAGTGGACCGTTCGACGCTCACGCGGTGGGTGAAGGCCGGGCGCATCGAGGCGCACACGAAGCTGCCACACACCAACGGAGCGCTGGTGTTCGACAGCGCCGCCGTCGACGCGCTCAAGACGGAGCGCACACAGTGACCGGCGAATTTGTCGACGGGTCGGCGGCCGAGCTGCCGGTCGGCACGGACACCGTCGTGAGCGTCGACGTCAGCTTCCCCAACGGGAGTGGCCTGACGGTGAGCGTGCGATACCCCGACGCGCCGTGGCCTGCCGCGCGGACCGTGGCCGCGCGTGCGCTGGACGAGGCGCGCACCGCCGTTCGAGCCGTCGTCGCGGACGTTGCATCGTGAAGGCGCTCGGCTGGGCGCTGCTGCTGGCTGGCTGCGCCGTGTTCGCGGTCACCGTTGACCGGTCGATGTGGGTCCTGGTGTCGCCGGTCCTCATGTGGGCAGCTGCCGTCGTTCTCGCCCACGCGTATCGCGACGTGCACACCATCGGTCTCGGCACCGCGTCCAAGATCATCGACGCGGAGCTGCGCCGGATCCGGACCATCCCTGTCGGCGGTGGGGTTCTGCGGTCAGACCGCCCGCTCACGCAAGCCGAGGCCGACCGCATCCGCCGCGAGTGGCTGGCACGTCATGGTCGCCGCTGACGACCTGCGGGGGACGTACCTGTCCGCCCGCCCCGTGCTGCCCGAGCGCACGCGCCGCGACGCATCCTTGACCGTCGCCGAGCACGGCCTGTCGCACGAGGACGTGCGCGACCTGCTCGCGGTCCTCGGTCTGATTGACGCCATGCCCGCCGGGCTCGCGGCGCCGCTGCCGTGCGGGCACGCGCACACGTCCTTGCGGCGCCGCGCTGTCGGCCACCGAGGCACGGAGTGTGTCGAGTGCATCGCCGGGCGGGAGCGGCTTCGCGCCGCCCGTCGTCGCGCCCTCCGGGTCACATCGTCGTGACGCCCGAGGTCTGGCGAGCGATCCCCTCCGCGCCCGGGTACGAGGCGTCGAGCGCGGGCCGCATCCGCAACACCGGGACCGGCCACGTCCTGCGTCCCCAGGCACACCCTCGCGGGTACCTCCAGGTCAACCTGGGCCGTACCCGCCGCAACCAGCTGGTGCATCGCCTCGTCTGCGAGGCGTTCCACGGAGCCCCTGCGCTGCCGTCTCACCACGCGGACCACCTGAACTTCGACCGAACCGACAACCGCCCGAGCAACCTCCGGTGGCTCGCCGCGCACCTCAACCAGGGTCGACAGATCCGCTGGGGTCGGCGCGGGTGGGAGGTCGAGGACCCGGACGTCCCCGAGGACCACACACCGATGACCGACGACGAGCGTGCCCGGCTTGACCAGGCGCTCGCTGCGGCGGGGTGGTGATGCCTGCCCACGTCTGAGCACCACCACACAACGCACCACGGCGTTCTACAGCCCTCCTAGCCGCTAACCAAGAGGGTCCGGCAAACAGCTTGTGGCGGGAACGGCCCGCCCACCTACGGCACACGTCTGATCAGCGCCCCGTGGGTCCAGTACAGCTCGCTCTCAGGCCGAGAGCGGGCCATTCGTGCTGGCCGAGAGGGTCTATCGGCTGATGGCGATCGGGAGTCCGGGGAAGGGGGCCGCTCCGGGAGAGGTCCCCGTAGGGGTCCGTATGGGTATGCATCGCCAGTAGTAGGAGGTCGACAACCGATGGCACTCCCCACCAAGGCGCTCCAGTGCGAGCACGGGGTGCACCCGAGGTACTGCGCTCTGTGCCGCGCCCGGGTCCTCGCCGAGCACGGCCAAGCCCCGATCACCACCCGCCGCCGCGCCAACCGCCCCGGAGAGGGGCCGATGCCCTCGTGGTTCCGAGAGGAAGCGGCCCGCTCCATCGCCCGCGTGCAAGCCGAGGCGCACACCGAACAACCGACGCTCGACCTGGAGGACTCGTGAACCCGTTCCGCGCTCCCGTCACACCGCCGCCGCGCCACGCGCGCGCAGCTCGCGGTCACCGCCCGCCGCCCCCGCCTCCGCCTCCGCCCGCTGTCGCTGTGGCAACCGAGGACGGTGACGGGCTCTGGTGGGAGGTCGCTGTCCTGCTGCTCGCGTTCGCCGCTGGCCTCGCGATCGGCGCGGTGCTGTGACCGCCCCCGAGTTCGAGCCCGACGAGGTCGAGTCGCTGTCGCTGCTCGACACCTACGGCCTGCTCCGCGAGACGGCCGAGATGCTGACCTCGCTACAGGAGCACGCGGACGTGCTGCGCCGTACCGACCCGCCGCACCCGGACTGGACGCTGTCGCTGTTCATCGCGGCCGACTACCTCGGGCAGGCATGGGCGCTCACGCAGCGCGCCGTCACCGAGGTCGGTGGCCTGATCGCAGTGACCTCCGACGAACGGGCGGCAGCCACGCCGTGAGCCAGTGGGGAGGGAGGAAGGTCGCCCGGCTGCGCGCGCAGGTCGTGGCCGCGTGGGGAGCCCAGTGCTACATCGACGGCCCGTACTGCAAGGAGCACGGCCGGGCGATCGACCTCTCGCTGTGCTGGCCACACCGCGGCTCGCTGAGCGTCGAGCACACCATCGCCCGCGTGCACGGCGGCGGCGACGGGGTTGCGCAGCTGCGACCCGCGCACCTTGCATGCAACGCCTGGAAGGGAGACGGGACGCGCGCGTCTGCGCGACCGAGGCGAGCGGCCGAGGACGGGGCCGGTTTCTTCGGTGGCGAGCCGGGGAAACCCCGCTCGCCCCTTCCGTTTCCCCCCGAACGCTAGAAAAAAACGCGGATCGAGCTCGAACAGGAGGAAGGCGCGATGAGCGACAGCGGATCGACCCCGGGCCTGTTCGAGCTGCCCGAGCCGGAGAACGACGGCGCGATCGAGAAGGCAGCCGACGAGACGATCACCGCCCTCAAGTTCGCGGGCGGGCTCGACGCGACCCACTCGCTCAAGGTCCAGCTGATCCGCACCGGCGCCAAGGCGCTCGACCGCGAGTTCTCCACCGGCAAGGTCACCGTCGCCGCGACCACGCTGTTCTCGAAGGTGCTCGACGCGGCCGACGCGCTCCCCGCCGTGCAGCAGGCGGTCAACGACTCGTTCGAGCGGATCGCGTCGCAGCTCGCGGAGGACTACCCCGCACGTCCCGAGCGGGAGCCGGCCGAGCAGTGAGCGCGCCCCTGGCGCGGGTCGAGCACCCCTCGCAGCTGCGCCGACCGCCGCGCTACGCGACGCTGCCCGACCTCAGCCTGCGCACCCGGGGCCACAAGATCGCCGTGCTGGCCCGCGAGATGGGCAAGCCGATGCTGCCGCACCAGCGGTACATCGCCGACGTCGCGACCGAGATGAACCCGCCCGGGCATCCGTTCCTGTTCCGCCGCCGCCTCGTGGTGGTGTCGCTGCCCCGGCAGACCGGCAAGACCACGCTGCAGCGGCCGGTGTTCGTCGAGCGGTGCATGGCCCGGCCGCAGGCCAAGGCGTTCATGACCGCGCAGATGGGCAAGTACTCATCTGAGCGGTGGAACGACCTGGTGTCCGACCTTGAGGCGTCGCCGGTGTTCCGGTCCTGGACACGCATCGTCCGGGGCAAGGGCTCGGAGCGGTGCCACTTCCCGAACGGCTCGTTCATCTCCCCGTTCGCTCCCGGCCCCGAGGCGCTGCACGGAGAGACGCCGCCGATCGTCAGCGTCGATGAAGGGTGGGCGTTCTCCGCCGAGGAAGGCGCCGCCCTGCTCAAGGCGATCCGGCCCGCGCAACAGACGCTCTGGGACCGCCAGCTGTGGATCTTCTCGGCGGCGGGAGACGCCTCGTCCGAGTGGTGGAACGCGCTCCAGGAGCAGGGCCGCGCCTCGGTCAACGACCCGCTCTCCGACATGGCCTACTTCGAGTGGTCGATCGCGGACGGCGCCGACCCGTACGACGAAGACGCCTGGCAGTTCCACCCCGGGCTCGACGGCCTGATCTCGATCGACACCCTGCGCGAGGAATCCAACCCCGAACGCAACCCCCACGCCGACTGGCTGCGCGGGTTCATGAACCGCGCGACCGTCACCCGCGACGTCGTCGTGATCGACCTCGACCTGTGGGACACGCTGACCGGCCCGCAGCAGCCGCCCTCGCCCCGCGAGGTCGCCTACGGCTACGACGTCGCGATCGACCGCACCGCGGCGTCCGTCTGGACTGCCTGGCGCGCACCAGACGGCAAGCTCGACCTGCACGTGCACAAGAGCGCCGAGGGCGCGGACTGGCTCGCCGAGCACGTCGGCGCGATCCACCGGGAGCACCCCGGCGCCTCGATCGCGGCTGACGACGGCGGCCCCGCCCGGGTCGTCACCGACGCCCTCGTGCGCGCCGGGGTCCCCGTCCGGACGCTCGTGGGCCGCGACGCGTCGACCGCCTGGACCTCGTTCAAGGCCGAGGTCGCGGGCCGCCGGGTTCGGCACGAGGGCTCGGCGCTGCTGCGTCGCTCGCTGGAGGTCGCGGCCGAGCGTTCGATCGGTGATGCCACGGCCCTGTCCCGGCGCCTGTCGCTCGGCGCGATCGACCCGCTCGTGGCCGCGCAGGCCGCGGCGTGGTTTGCCGACCGCGCACCCGGCCCGCAGCTGTTCGTCTGACACGCCGTGTTGACACGTCGCAACCCGCGCGCCTGGCATCCCCGCCCATGGGAACGATGCGCCGAGCAGCCGAGTGGCTGGGCCTGATCCGCGAGGACACGTCCACCGGCTCGGGTCCGCTGCCGGGCGTCGTGCCCCCGACGCGAGCAACAGTCAGCCAGGGCGTCAGCCCGGCCCGCGCGCTGTCGATCATCTCGGCGTACCGCGCCGTGCAGGTGCTCTGCACCGCGGCGTCGCAGCTGACGCTCGACGCCGAGCGCCACGGCTTCCGGCTCGCGTCCACCCCGATGCTGCTCCGCAAGCCCGAGCACGGTCGGCGCTCCGCCTCCGGCACGACCGAGTACCTCGTGTCGTCCCTCGCCCTGCGCGGCAACGCGTTCCTGCGCCTGTTCCGCCTGTCGCCGCTGGACCGGACGTCCTCGGTCACGCACGTCGAGGTGCTGGACCCCGGCGGCGTCATCATCTGGGACGACCCGGTGACCGGCGCCCGCACCTACGACGTCGTGGACGACCTCGGGCGGCACTACACGCTCCAGGACTGGGAGGTCCTGCACCTCCAGTTCATGCGCGTTCCCGGCAACCCCTACGGCCTCGGCCCGATCCAGGCCGCTCAGGTCGAGCTGGCCGGGGTGATCGACACCCGCGACTACGCCTCTGAGTGGTTCGACACCTCCGGCGTCCCGTCCGGTCACCTGGTCAGCGACCAGCACCTCAACAAGGTGCAGGCCGACGAGTACCGCGAGATGTGGGACTCGGTGCCCGCCGGACGCACCCGCGTCACCGGCGCCGGGCTCAAGTACGAGCGGGTGTCGATCACCCCCAAGGACGCCCAGTTCCTCGAGACGCGGTCGTTCGACACCACGGCCGTCGCGCGGCTGTTCGGCATCCCGTCCTCGCTGATGCTCGCCTCGGTCGAGGGGACGTCGCAGACCTACGCCAACGTCGAACAGGAGTGGATCGCGTTCACCCGGTTCACCCTCATGGCCTACCTGCGCGAGATCGAGGAAGCGTTCTCGACCCTGCTGCCGAACGGCCAGGTCGCCCGGTTCAACACCGACGCCCTGCTGCGCACCGACACCCTCACGCGCTACCAGGCGCACGAGATCGCGATCCGCGCCGGGTTCATGTCGCCCGCCTACGTCGCCCGGATCGAGGGCATCCCGCCCGAGGCGCTGCCCGCCGCCCCTGCACCCACCGCCGAACCCGCCCCGGAGGCCCCCCGTGACTGACACCCTCACCGACGCTCCACCGGCCGACCTGTGCGTGCGCGAGTTCCAGGTCCGCGAGGTCGCGGCCGACGCCCGCGAGTTCACCGGCATCGCCGTGCCGTGGGGCCAGGTCGCCGAGATCGGCGGCGTCTACCGCGAGATCTTCGAGCGGGGCGCCGTCCAGGACTCCGACGCCGCCCGGCTGTTCTGGCGCCACCGCGAGCCGATCGGCCGGATCACCGCCGCACGCGACACCGACGCCGGGTGGGAGATCACCGCGGCGCTGTCGGACACCACGCAGGGCCGCGACGCCTACGCCCTGCTGCGCGACGGCGCGATCGACCAGCTCTCGATCGGCTTCGAGCCGGTCGAGCACCGCGAGGAAGTCCAGCCGGACGGCTCCGTCACCGTCACCCGCACGCGCGTCCGCGTGCGCGAGGTGTCCCTCGTTCCGTTCCCCGCCTACGACGGCGCCGCCGTCACCCAGGTCCGCCACGCCACCCCGGCACCGCCCACCAAGGAGAGCCCCGTGACCACCACCACCGATGCCCCCGACGTCGACCAGCTGCGCTCTGACGTGGACGAGATCCGCCGCACGTTCGCGGAGATCGTCAACCAGCACCGCAACTCCGAGCCGCAGGTCCACTACCGGTCCGCCGGGCACCTGCTCAAGGCCCTCGCCGCCGGTGAGGAGCGCGCCATCAAGGAGTACAACGACACGCTCCAGCGCGCGTGGGACCCGGCCGGTGCGGTCGTCGCTGACGGCACCCGGCCCGGCGCCGGGTGGGTGGGCGACCTCACCCGCATCGTGGACGAGGCCGCCGTGCTGGCGTCGCTGTTCTCCGACGGCGCCCTGCCGTCCGAGGGCATGACCATCGAGTACGCCGAGCTGGCGTCCAACACCGTCCAGGTGGGCAAGCAGGAGACCGAGGGCGACGACCTGCCGTTCGGCAAGGTCTCCAGCACGGTCAAGAACGCGCAGATCGCCACCTACGGCGGCTACTCGCGGCTGTCGCTCCAGGCGATCCAGCGTTCGAGCGTCAACCTGCTCAACCACACTCTGACCGCGCTGGGCATCGCGGCGGGCAAGCGCCGCAACACCGTGTACCGCTCGGTGTTCGCCGCCGCCGTCGCCGCCCAGCGCGCGGCCAACAACACGGTCACCGTCGCCGACTCGACCGACTACGCCGACTGGCTCGACGCCATCATCGACGCGGCCGAGAAGTACACGGACCTCGGTCTCGCGCTCGACGCCCTCGTGGTGGACAAGTCGGTCTTCAAGTCCCTCGCTCGCCTGGAGGGCAGCGACGGCCGTCCGCTGCTGACCATCTCCGGCTCGGGGACCAACGTGGTCGGCGACCTGAACGTGACGGCGATCCAGGGCAACCTGGCGTCCGTCCCGGTGCGCCTGAACCCCAAGCAGGTGCTCCCCGGCGCGTCGTTCATCAACCGGCTCGCGATCCGCGAGTACCGCTCGCCCCTGGCCCGGCTCCAGGACGAGAACGTGGTCAACCTCTCGCAGGACTTCTCGGTCTACTTCTACGCCGCGCACGCGGTCGAGATCCCCGCCGCGATCGTCCCCGTCCAGATCACCGCCTGACCCATGGCCGACGCCACACAGATCGCCCTGCTG